AATGTCGAATAGGAAAGCATCGTAAGTATACAATACTAATTTAGTTTTATGACCTTTTATTATTGGTAATATATCTTGTAATATTAAAATGTTTTGTGATGTCTCTAAATTTTGGACCCAATAGTTAAATAACTTTTGAGGACCCATATTAGGTAAATATTCTTTATAGAATCTATGATTAGATACAGGACATTCAATATAACCCTTAGTATTAAACTGTTCCCATAAATTATCTATTAACGTTTGAGTCTTAGAGAAAAATTCTAAATGTTTATAATCATCAAAAATACCTCCATACAGTTGTTTAAAAGTAAGTTCTTTACTCACTTTATAATCTACTCCATAAAGTTGAGCCATGTGTTCATGTATTGACTCTTCTCCAAAACTATAACCAATTTGTTTAGCAATTAGAGTTGGATGGTAAGAATCAATATCAATATCAATAAGTTTTCCATTTGTAGATACAAATGCTTTTCTAGAACCATCTTTAGGTAAAGCAGCAAAATTAATACCATTAAAACTATTTGATGGTCTTTTAGTTGTAGTATCTACATTGTACTGTGAGTATATTACATTGCCTTTTATTGAATGGAGGGTATTGTTAGGTGTAAAATAATCGTCTATAAGCGTTGTATTTACACTAATACCACCTGATTCTATAGTGTAGAAACACTCTATTGCTTTATTATAAAATTCTGAGTAGTGGGTAAAGTTTATTTGAGCAAAATACTCTTCACAACGTTCATAGTGTTTAGCTATAGGGATAAATTTATTTATATCATTTCTATTTGGGTATAGTCTATGATAATAATCATAGATTGGAAATGATAAATTCTCTATATTGATAGGGAAATGTATTAAATTCTTTTTATTTAGAAAATACATACTTGTTTTCTTATCCCTAACAAATACTTCTTTATAACTTGATATAAATTTTTTAACTTGCTGGAATGGGATAGAGAATGATTCATTATGTGAGATAGGAATAATGTATCCTTTTTTCTCACCTTCAGGTCTAATATAGACTAATGAAACATCATTTAAAGCAGGATGTATTAAGTTATGATTTAGAATCAGTTCAACAAAACATCTGTTAGTTTGCTGTTGAGCAAACTCCTTAAATTGATGTTGACTTTCTATTAGATAATACATAACCTTTATTTTTATTCCCCCATACAGTCAATAGGAGATAAACCTATTAAAGAATTGTTAAATATAGAACATAAAAAAAAACTATTTATTAAACAATTTTTAGAAGAAAAAGTTTTAAAATCAACCTGAATGCAGGTTAAATCAAATAACTCAGAAATAGAAGTAATTTCAAATGTAGTTAATGTATTTATGTTATTAATTTCATTTAGATTTTCATCAAAACCTTCAATAAAATCAACAACAATGTAATTTTCTTCTTCTACAGAAATTATATTAATAAAAACACACACCTGTTGATAAAAAACATCATCAGTTTGAGATTTACCTACAAATGATAAAAAAACAAATAATAAAAATACTAATATTTTTCTCATAACCTTTATTTATACATTAAATATAATATCAAAGACTTAAAAAGCCAAACTAAGTATTAGATTTATAGTACTGTGCCCAGTTTTCTTTTAAATAAAGACTTAATCCTAATACTTTTTCTTTTACTTCTGTTAGTTCAGTGACATTTTTATTAGTTTGAGCTACTTGATTTATATCACCTGTTAACACCCAAAACAAAGAAAATGGTTTATATAAACGATAAGATACTGTAGAATTTTGTTGTTTATATTTAGTGAAAGTTGTTTTGTCTGTTTCAATAAATAAAGATTGATTGCGACGACAAATAAAATATCTTATGAATTCTCCATTTTTATAATCTTGAGGGGTGGGGAGGAGAGGGGAATATGATGTAGATGAGGATTGAGGTAATTGAAATTTATCTCCGCCTAATTCTACTGGAAGTAGTTCTAGATTAGGTTTATCATTTTGAGTTTTTCCAGTATATGCTTTCCCATTAGATAATTTATGATAATATCCTATATATATATCTCCATTATCAGTAGCATATTCTCTTCCAGGAGTATATAGATTGGTTTGAATTTTATTTTTAGGTATATATGACATAGTTTATCTTTATTCTTTTTGGTTTAGTGGCCATGTTTGGAAATGCTGCCAATCATAATCACCCCATTTCCCTAAAGAATAAAGCCCATTCTTTTCCATTATTGTTATAAACTTAGCATATTCAGGGGTTGAAAATGTAGAAGGAGGTGAAGATTTTGAATTTCCGTAAGGTGTAGAACTTCTTCTACTTTTAGGCACATTTGGGTTTTCAGCTACAAGTAAATCAATAGCTATCCCCCATGAATGCAAACTATATTTATTTGGATTATTTCTATTTGCTCTAACATTATGTAATCCAGATGTAGAGTCTAATCCTAATTCTTTAATTCTTTCAATACCAAATTCTCTTAGTATTTCTTTAAAAGCATTATCAAAGTTAGATAAAGCATCTTTATGTACTTTAAGTTTAGTGAATTTAGTTTTACCTTTAGCAGCCCCACCTTTTTCAGCAGTATAATAAAGTGTATATGGTAAAGTCCACATTACTAAATTACTCTCATCTCCTGGTTCACCATATTTAGCTCTAACATTAGCTTGATTACCTGAGGTTTTTACAGAAGCGGTTGTTGTTTTTGTTTGGGATTTTGAAGGTTCAGTCACCTTAGGAGGTGGAGATGATACTACTTTTGTTTCTTTTCCAAATTTCTTAGGCACACCTAAAGAATTAATTGTAGTTTCCCATCCTTTACTGTCAATTTTATGAGAAATAGTTGTTGTTATAAACCCTAATCTGTTTTTATATTCATCAGGTAATAAAGTTTCATCTATTTCAAAAGTTTGATATTGAGTTAAACCACTTAAACCATCCATTGTTAATTGAAGATTTAATGGTATAAAACCAGTACCTGGAGTAATTCCATTACTAGTATATGTTCCTAAATCATAATTAAATAAATCAACTAGATAATTTCTATATAAGTTTATATCATTTTCATTTATACCTTCACCAGAAGTACTAACAAATTTTCTTTTATATTGGTTATATTTAGCAAAAGCTTCACTGAATTGGTCAAATCCTTGATCTGATTTAAAATCTTTAGTGTTAATGTTTTCTTTATTAGTTATTATTCTATCTGTTAGTCCTTTGTTAAAATTACTAAGAGGAGTTGAATTAGCTAACATTCTGTTTCCATTATCTTGAGCTCCTATAGCTATAGCGTTTGCTACTTTAGAAAATACTTCACTTTTTAAACTAAAATTAGTTACAAAACTACCACCACCATTATTTGATTCTTTTAATAAATTAATATTAAATTTAGCTATATCTTTTTTGTTTAGATTTTGATATTTGTAAGGAATAACAGCTGTGTCTATAATAGAAAAAGTGTTAGTTACAGAGTCATAGTTTAAATCAAATTTGTTTATACCACCTAAAGCATATTTTACATCACTTAGTAATTGAGTTAAAAAACTATGAACAGATATATTACCTTCATCATCTACATTTTTATCTAAAATGTCAATAATTTTGCCTATATTAACATATATATGCATGGTTTTACCAATATATGGACTTTTAGATCTAAACTCACTATTCATATATTTTAAATTCTCAGCTTGGTCTTGAGTATTAATATTATATTTTGTAACAGGACTAATAGTTTTAGTTATAATTGTTATATTTTGACCATTAGGATTTGAAGGAAGAGAAAAAATATCTGGGGTAGAACTTAATCTAGAATAAACATCACTGTAAAGAGTTTTATTAGGGATTATTCTAAAAGCAGCGCTGGATAAAGAATTACCAAGACTATCTGCTGTGCTAAGTACCACTTCTTGATTTTCTAATGATTCATCTACAGAAGGATCAGGCCATCCAGTACTATCAGCACTAGCTGCAGTTGTAAAAGTACTAGAGACAATTTTAAAATCTTTATCAAGGGTTATAGTATGAGTAGTAGTATTTATATTGTATACAACAGAAGTAGGGGGATCAGTGTTATTTTCATAATCAAGAGGTATAAGACATGTAAGAGGGTCAGTTGAAATATGATGAGGAATTGTTACACAGTCATTTCCAGTTATAAAATTATAATTAAAATGAAATATTGAAGGATTTGAATCTTTAGTAGTATCATAATATAATAAAAATGATTCCATTAAGCGAAGTAATGTTCCTAATTTTATATAAAACTGATTTTGACCAGTATTAGATTCTATATATGTTTGTAAATTAGGGAATGTTATTTTTAATCCTTCCTGATTAGTTAAAATATTATTAGCTTTTGCTGAGGTTGAATTTGTATCTAATGGATTTTTGTTATTAATTTTTACATTTGTAAAATTAGATACATTGACTGAGTTTAAACCTACTTCTCCGGCTGCTGTTATATATCCATGAAGGTAATTGTCACCACCTGCTCCTCCAGTTCCATTAAGTATTTTTTCTCTAATTTTACCTAAAATATAATGAAAAGTAGATTTTTGGTATAAAGGATTTTCACCACTAATGTTTTCATTTGGAGTAAGATTAGAATTTATTTTTAATGATTCAATAACACTACCTTGAGATATAGCAATAATTGTAATATTGTAAGAACCATTTTCTGATAATTCCCAATTAAAATTTTTAATCACACCAAAAAAAGCATCATAATTACCACATGATTCTTCTCTTTTATTTTCTATTTCTTTTAATATACTATCAGAAGACATACCTTTACGATTTAAAAAATCATTAGATAAATTCGGTATAGATATTGGTCTTACAAATGAAGGAGTTGGATTATCTTTAGTACCATTATCAAAATATAAAGTATGACCCCATTCTAATAACAATGAATATTTTAATTTTAAAAATAAAGCATTTATTATTTTAAATTGATAAAGATTATGGCATACTAAATTTATAGTAGCTTCTCGTATAGTACCTCTGTTTAAAGTATTAATAGTAGCTGATGTTAAACCTGGAGGGGGTACTAAACCAAAGCTAGGATCTGAGTTAAATCCATAAGAGGCAGCAAAATTATTTCTAAATTCTCCTGAGGTGTAACCTACACCTGAAGTAAAATCTGAGTCTGCATTGTTGGGGTCAGATTTAAAGCGAGCAGCTTCTAAAACATATTGTTTAGCTAAACCATTTCCTTCAAGATTAGGAACATCTAAATTTTTAGCTACTTCTTTATTAACATTTACTCCAGATGTTAATCTTAAAAATGATGTTTTGGATGTTATATATTTTAAGGTATCATTATCTTTAACTCCTAAAGCTAATTTATTTTGACGTATATTAATTTGTGTTCTAACATACGGTTTAAAACTTTCACCTATAATGGCCATAACTATGAATTTAATTGGTTGTAACTCGCAACTACATTAGCTGGATTGTAAGGAATTCTTATTTGGGTTTCTAATGGTATATAAATTGAATTTTGTGATATATCAGGATTAGCAATTGATATAATCCACCATAATGAAGGATCACCATAGTATTGGTTAGCTATCATATCAAATCTATCACCATCAGACGCCACAATATAAATATCATTAATAGATAGAGGAATTTCAGGATATTTGTTATCTCTGTAATAACTTTTACCTTGAGAATTTTTTATGATAGGTATTTTTTGATAACGATTCATATTATATTTTTATTATCTAGGGAAATAACACACCTGATCCTAAACCTGGGTTAAGTATTTGGTTTAAATTACTAGTAACAGGATTCGCAAAATTAATTGGGGCAGGTGATGGTAGGGGTGGTGGTGGTGGTGGTGTAGATGTAGGAGTATCTATACTATTTGGAGTGACAGCAGGTGAAGGAGTTGGTGGGGTTAATTCAACAGGTTCATTATTAATGAATGTTTCTTCATATCGAGGTGCAAAATCATGAATTGGAGTAAATGATAAATCTACTTCTATCATGCGAGGAATTTGTCCTAAATAATTATCTTCATCTTCTGGTTTGAAAGATAAACCTTCAGTGTTTCTATTGATATCCCAACCTGCTTCAAATGATGGTTTTAAACTAATACTATTAATAATACCAGGTACATTACTAAAGTAAGTACCAACTGTTAATCTAACAAAATTCCCAAGCATATATCCTCTACCAGAATATCTAGGTGATGTTGTTCCTACTAAACGATTCAATTTTTTATATAAGGGTTTCATTTCAGCTCTAGAATGGGCATATATAATGAATGATAATTGAACATCTCTAGAGAATCCACCATATTTATAAAAACTTTCAGCTCTACCTAAATATCTATATGGCTGCCATTCACCTTTAAAATTATCTCCTATACTATTAATATAAGCTCTAAAAAATAAATAATCCACACTTTCTACTGTGTTAGGATTGATAACTTCAAAGAAAAATTTAATTAAATCAGAATCAGAATAATTAATTATATTAGTTATAGCTTGATTATTGTTTTCTTCTTCTCCTTGTGCTGTGTTAGTTGTTTGAACATCTAAAGCATTAATCTCATCTATAGATACAGAATTATTAGGGTTTGTTAACCTAGAAGGATCTACAAGACGATATCGAGTTGTTGATGTTTTATAGGTTTTTTCTCTATTAAATTCAAAATAATTAGTTTCTGGGATGGTAGGATTGTTTCCTAGCTTAGTGTTTATTATTTGTCTATAATCTGTTATACTACTTAAAGTTGTAAGTTTACTTTCAATAAATGGAGTTTGTTCAGAAAACAAACTGTTATCAAAAGAGTAAACTCTATCTACATTAGATTGAGCTATTAAATTATAAGTATTAGTTCTATCTCTAGGTGATCCAGATCCATCACCAGCTAATTTAATTTGTGTTGTACCTAAACCTAATGGAGCATTAGGACCACCACTATATGATAGTAAAACATTAGGATTAACATTTGTTATACCAAATGGATTAATAGTTAAAGAACCTAAATCTTGATTAGCTATTTTAGCTGTATAGGCTATAGTTAATCTATTTTCAAGTTCTCCACTAGGTAATGCTTGATTTCGAGTAGAATAATAATATCCTCTTCTTCCACCTTGAGCATAACCTAATCCAAAAGGATCTAAACCTTGTTTATTTAAGTGGGCACCTAAAGCATTTAATCCAACTTGAGATATAGTTGAAGTAGGTAAATAAATCCTATTAATACCAATTAATTTAGGATTTTGTCTTTCTAATGCTATCTGTTTAGTAGTAAATAACAGACCATTTATAGATAATGGATCTGAGAACCATTTGGTTAATCTGCTAACATCATCTAAAGAAGCCTGTAGTGCTCCCTGTCTTAGCAAAAAGTCAGGGCCATTGGCTGTTAAATCATCAGGTATGGGAGTGGTAATATAAGGTTGGTTGCTTGAGCCTCCACCTTTTCTATCCCTCCCATACCTTAATGATTTTAAATCAGTTTTTAGGTCAATTAAACCCATTTAATTAGTCAGTTGGAGCGTTATCTACATATTTAGGTGGGGTTACACCACGATAATTAGATAATTGAGTTTGTTGTAATGAGACAGCTGGATCAGGGAAAACAGCTGGTGGAGGTGTGTTACCATCAAATGTTGTTAGTAATGATCCTTGGTCTTCTAATTTTTTTCTAATTCCAGGTATTGCCATGTTATTATTATTTTAAGGGTTTATTATAAATATTAAGCCAATTGAGTTCTTTTAGTAATTTCATTACCTATACTAGGAGCAGCTGCTTCAGCTATTACTTTTCCATCTACAGCTACTTGAACAACTGGGGTTTCTTTAGATTGAATAGCTTTAAGTAGATTTACTGCTTCTTGTAGTAGTTTATTACTATCATTATTTGATGATACACTTTGATTATCAGTTGTTAAAGTTAAGGGTTGAATAGGTGATGATAATGGTTTAATGCTATTTTCTGGGAGTATAGAGGTATTTGGTGTAGACGATGTTATAGTAGGTACAGTGGTGGAAATTTTATTAATTAGAGTAACTATACTGTTAGCTATATCATTGTTAGAGGTTAATGTTGATTCTCGGTCTAAGTTTAATATTTTTCTACCTATAGATGATTCTAATGGGATCACAGCTTCAGGACCTGCTTCACCAATAGTAGCATTGTTTATAGGAGATGTTATTATACCACCAGTAGCTAATTTAGGACCTTGCATTGATGGTGGTAAAACTATTGTTTCAGCAGCACTTTTTTCTCTTATATAAGACTCACTTTGTAAATTTTTAATACCTCCAGATTTGGTTTCAGTGGCTAAACGATCTAATTCTGCTTGAGCAGCTTCAGATAAAGCTTTTTTATAGTCTAATACTTTTTGTGGAGCAAAAAGTTCACTAAAAATATTACTAGTTGCTTCCTCATATAATTTAGCTTCTTTTTGTAACTCATCTATTCTACTTTGCTGCTCTGGAGAAATGGTTATTCCTTTTTCTTTAGCAGTGGCTTCAATTTGTCGTGTTGAAGTAGATTGGGTTAGTTGTTTTTCAACTTCTATTAATTGTTGGTCAATTTCTTGTTTTTCTTCTTCTGTAGCTGCGTTTGTTTTTTGTCTTTCAAGTTGTTTTTTCTGTTCAAGTAATATTTCTTCATTAGACATTACTCCACCAGTTAATGTATTCCATAGTCCTTTTTGGGCTACAGAAGCTACAAATTTAGTTATAAAATCAGCTAATTTGTCTAATGTTCCTCCGTCAACAAATCGAGTAAATATTTCTTTAGCTTTTTCTAATGATTCATTGAATTTTTCTTGAGCAGTTTGAGAAGATAAAGAAGCAGCAGCTTGTTCACCTAATAATTCAACTATATCTTTTTGAGCTACACCTGCTTGTTGTAAAGCATCATAATACTCAACTACAGTTCCTTTACCAGTTCTAAGTGTTGCTATCTGACCTGCTGTTAATTTGCCTGATTCTTCAAGTTGTTTTTTCTCTGTTTCTGTTAAAGCATTAAATTTGCCTTTTAATTTGGTAAGTTGTTCTTGAGTTGTCAAGACATCAGCTAACTCTTCTTTAGTCATACCTACAGCTTTAGCAAATGCTTCTTGCTCAAGTCTATTCATTTTAGCAAAATCTGCTGCTGAGCCTACATTTTTAGATATCTCAGAGGCTACTGTTGCTAAGTCATTGTTCAATGCTGCTTGTTGAGCTAATTCAAGATTTAAATCTTTACCTGTTATTAACTCAGCTTCTAGTTCAGCTGTTATTTGGTTTTCAAAATCCAATAATCCACCTGCTATATCAGATACTTTTTGTAATGATAAACCTAATTTAGCCGCTTCTATAGCAGATTTAGTTAACCCTTCAAGTCCTCCTTTAGTTGAAAGTTTAATAGCATTGCTAGCTTTTAAAACATTTTCAAGAACTTTTCTTTCATTTAGTAATACACCAGTTTGAATTTTATAAAGAGAAGTTGTTCCTAAAACAGTGTTTCGGATTTTATTAATTTCTTCTCCTGAAGTAGCTTGTAAGTCAAGTAATCCTTTTTGTTCTTCTTCACTTAGTTTTAGGAATTTACTAGCAGCTGCAAATTGGGCTACTATATATTTCCCTTTATCACCTAATTGGCTACTGAAATCAATAGATGTACCTAGTAACTCATTAATTTTTAAATTAGCAGCTACTAATTCTTTTTGAGTTAATAGTTGGTTGTCTAATGTACCAGCGTATATTTTAGCATTGTCTGAGATTTCAAAGAATCGGTCTCGAACTCCACGAGCTGCTTCTTTGCTGATAACCATACTTTTAGCTATGTCTGTGACCTGTTGATCAGCCTCAAACATGGCTTCAATAAAGAATTGAACAAGTTTAACAATACCTGTAAGAGCTAACATTACTGGGTTAAAACCTTTAAGAAGATTACCACCCATAGAAGCTAAACCTCCACCTATAACTTTAAACTGTTGACCAAATGTTAAAGCTTGTTTACCACCTTTAGTATATTCAGTTGTTAAGTTTTTCATCTTAGCAGTAGCCTTATCAATACCAAGCATATCGGCTAAATTACCTAGTCCTGCTTTACCAAGTGCTCCTTTAAGATTTTTACCTATATTAAGACCAAAAGATTTATTAATATTACCAACACCTGATTCAACTTCATTTAGAGTGCCAATTAATTTTTGGTATTCTTCATTTTGGCCTGAGATGTATTCTTGGGTTTTTTCTGTGAGTTTTGTGTTAGCTTCAATTTTACTGCTTATTTCATTTTCAATATTTAATAAGCTATTCTTTTTAGTTTCTAATGCTGCTAATTCAGCTTTTTCTTCTTCAAGTAAAGTACCTTTACTTTGCAATTCATTTATTCTAGCTTCAGCATTTTGCTGTTCTACTCTATTAGCTTCTAAAGATATAGTTAAACGTTCTTTTTCAAGATTCAATAAATTAAGACTATTAACTAAACGTTGTTTTTCAAGTTCTACTTTTTTAATTAATTCTCCAACATCTTCTTTACTAACATCAGTTATATTTTCTTGATATTCTTGAACCTTTTGAGCTATACTAGACAAATTTTCAAAAGATTTAGACATATTTTTAACAATATCATCTGTAGTGCTAACATCATTAATTATATTTTTAAATTGTTTGTCTAAATCATTAATAGTCTCAAGAGCAATTTTTTCAATACTTAAATTTAAATTCTTAAATGCTTCATCTTCATCATTTAATAAAGCAATATTTTGTTTTATACCAGCTGTAATCTTTTGATGTTCTTTGTTTATTTTAGCTAATTCAGCTTTAAGTTTTTCTCGGTTACGAATTTCAGCTAAAGATGCTTTTCTATCATTTTGTAAATTATTAATTTTAATCTCAGAAGCTTTTATTTCATCTTTTAAAGCTTTTTCTCTAATTTTTATGGCTCTACCTTCTTCCTTTAACAAATCTTGAGCATTCTCAAGTCTTTGTTTTTCAAGTTGAATTCTTTCTTTAAGTCTAATAATGTCTTTATATGACATATCACTATATCCTTTTTGGTAAGCCTGGATTTTATCGGCTATAGAGGTTAGTGATTTGTAGGCTTTAAGAGAGTCATTTAAACCAACATTTTGACGACTAATTTCTTTAACAATATCTCTAAAACCTTGAGTGGCTATAGATATATCAGATGTAAGATCATTCCACTCTTCTTTAAGATCCTTGAATAAACGTTTGATAGTGTCAGCGTTAGCTTCTACATTTTGGAGACTAGTAGTATTGATATTGGCTTTAAGCTTAATAGATAGTTGTTCTATCTCTTTAAGCATATCCCTTAATTCTTTAGCTTGATCTGGAGTTAATGCCATAGTGTTTTATAATAGTATATATTATAAATATTAATATTTGGGGGCTTTCTGTTCTAATTTACCTTTAAAATGATCTGGGAGCTGAATCTTACCAGATTTAATGGCTTGAGTTTGAGAATCTAAATCACCATTTTCATTTCCATTTTTCTCATCATAATGTTTTTTCATTGTATGAAAAGTAAACTTACGAAGCCAGATAGGCATGTTATAGACTGTTCCCCAGTCATAACCACCTTGGCCATAAAAAACTATCTCATGAATTTGAGTGAATAAATTAACTCGATATTGTTTAGCTATCTCAGAGGTCAGGCCAAAAAAAGCTAAGTCTAATTGGAACGTCAATTTTTGTGTTGCTTCCTTCGGGAAAAAAGGTCAGATCAACGTCTGGCTGTACCTCCTTTACATACTCCCTAAACGCTCTGGAGTCACGAGCTAGGAAATGATTGTCAACAAACTCTCTAATAGCTTTAGGTTCTGAATTACCTTCAACTGAAGTAATCATGTGTTTTAAACGAGTTGATAATTCAGGTGAGGCGTTTTTATTTATTTTCTTTAAACCTTCTAATTCAGCATTAATTTTCTTTTCATCAGCTCCTGTTAGAAGTTTAAAAGTGATTTTAACACCAGTTGAAGGAAGAGTATATTCAAATTCGTTTTTACCTTGAGTATATAAATGTTCAAGTAAAGGTTTATTTTCAACAGTAGATAAGTCAATTATTTGTTCTTCACCACCATAGGTAAATGTATAATCTTTACCATATCCTAAAATACGAGCAGCTACTAATAAAGCATTTTTATCACCCACAACTAAATCTTCATATTTTACATTAGGTGTGACAATAAGAGATTTAATTAATTCATCTAATACTGTTCCTTTTTGAATATATGATTGGTTTGTCAAAATGTCTTCTTCACGTGCTGTCATATATTTCATTTCAACTTTACCACTTGAGAGAGGACTTGTTTCTGGGTAGATTAGACCTTTAGATGGTAATTCAACCATCTCTGTTGGCATACTAAATTTGTTTTCCATAGATAATTTTGTTATAACATTTTATTTGTTGTATATAAATATATAAGAAAAAAAGAAGCTCGCAAAAAATGCGAGCTCTTTTTATAAATATTGGGTTTAACTTTTAATAGTTTAACACGGCGTAATCCATTGCTAATGTCATTGTGATGTTTATAGCGGTATTTTCAGTATCCCAGTTATATTCACCAAAGTTAGCATCTTTTACAAATGCGCCTTTAAGCACCCATTCTGCTACCACGTCACCTACAGGACCCAGAGCATTGATAGTTAAATCCTTCTTATAGAAGTCAGAGTATCCATCTCTACCTGTTACTGATTCATGTGATAAGCGAACCCATTCCATAATTACTTGAGCACCTGATGGTGAAATTGGATCATGAAGTGTCATAGTTACATCACCCCAAACTGTTTTACCTTTAACTTTACGTAAAACGTTAATGTGGTTTAATACTACTTCACCTTGAGTTAAGTTAATTGCGCTTACTCCTTTGATCATCCATGTTGGTACACCATCCATATACAGGATAAATCGGTTAGCCTGTTTAGGTTCAAATGCTGTAAAAAACATTTCATTGTTATCTATAATTGCCATTTTCTTTTAGTTTTTATTTGTTAATAAATATTTAAACAGTTAACCTTTTATTATGGGAAAACAGCACCTGTTGGAGTAAGGGTGAAGTTCAAGTAAATAAATTCAGCTGTCTTAGTTGGTTGTAAGTAAATTTGACCTACTAACTCGTTTCTGTCAATTACAGCAGCGTTGTTAATAGCATCATCCATTACAACTTTGAACGCATATAAACCTTGTCTTTGTTGAACTGACTCAAGGTATGGATTTACTTGGGCTAAGAATGCATTTCTTGTAGCAGCATTGTTTTGCTGGAATACTAATGTGTTAGCAATTTGACCAATATATCCTTTAAGTGCAATCATCAAACGACGAACGTTAATGCGATCAAGAGCAGAAGCTTTAGTTTGTAAGGTTTTCTGACCATATACTACAACACCTTGACCAGGGAATGTAGCGATTGGATTAACTTTACCTTGGTATAGATTATCACGAGTTGATTGTGATAATTTAGAAGCAGCTCTGATTACATTTCCTAATCCACCTCTGTTGATACCGGCTGGAGCAAACCATGGTTCAGCTACACTATCATTGAAAGCATAAACTGCTGGGATCATTGTAGAAGCAGGTACAAATACATACTGTCCAGTGCCTGGGTCAAGTGTTTGTAACCATGGGTAGTAAGCAGCACCATAAGATGAATCTATATCAACGGCAGCGTTAATAACATCAGCTGCTGAGGCGCTATAATTACCTAAATCCATTACATATACACTATCACCTCTATTTTCAGTGTTTGTAAGAATAGCACTCATTGTGGCTTCATGATCAACATAATTTAAACCAGGAGTTATCAATACATTAAATTGATAATCATTAGTACTAGCTAATAAATTAATTGAAGCTGTGTAGCTATCAGCATTAACACCTTGAATATTATTAGGTGTAATTTGATCATAAAACTTAGCACCAGCTATTAATGAGCCAGCACCACCATTAAATGATCCAGTTGAATTAGCACCAGTAGATACAGGAATAGAATTTCTATAAGCTGTACTAGCTGGAACACCTCCTACTAAATATTGTGGGGTAGGGCTTACTACAGAAGCTACTCTTACATATCTTGATCTATTAGGATATGTACCTGAGATTTGTAAAGTATCTTCACCATCTAAAGTTGTTTGAGTGAATCTGTAATCACCAATTTTTCTTGCTACATAGTTTTCAGATAATGGATCCATTGATAATCCAGTATAAGTTTCTAGGATAGCTGGGTTTCTATTATCATCATCACCTCTACGGATGTATAAGTTAAATGTACCGGAAGATGTATTTGGTGATACAATCTGGAAACGAACACTATGAACTGAAGCTGTAGCAAAAGCTCCATTGCTATCTACACCACCTGTAGTGTTCATATTAGCACCTTCAGAAATAGTAGCTAAAGTAAACGCTACTACAGAACCACTACCTAAAATTGAAGCGGATGCAGGAGCGTAAGCACCTGATACTACACGGGTTACTAATAATGTTTCGCCTCCATTTTGAAAATAGTTGTAAGCTGTGATTGAAGTAAAATACGAAAATGATCCAGTACCTGCTACAACTTCTACATCACCAAAACGACTAACAAAGTCAGTATATGAAGTAACAGTTACAGGAATACCAACAGGACCTTTAACTGTAGGGCCTATAATAGCAGCACCAATTTGTGGTGGCTGTTCTGCTATAAATGAGGTGTCTATCTCTCTTGATAAAACACCTGGGGATAATAAAATTTCTGCCATGTTATTTGTTTAATTAAATTTATTTTTTAATTGGGGTTTGTTGATAAATATCTTGAAAAGTTTCGAAAAACTAAGCGCTTATAAATTCTCCTTTTTCTAAATTAATAGTACCATCACCGTATTTTGCTTGTAATTGTTTACCTAAAACATCTTCTTTTTGTTTTAGTTTTTCATATTCAAGTTTTAGTTTTTGTTTTGTAGATTCTAATTCTTGAAATTGAATTTCAATAGTACCAAATTTGTCAACTATAGAATATCTTTCTTGTTGAACTGCTTTTAATTGTGTAATCTCTTCTTGGGTTAAAACTTTTGTTTCCATTTTTTATTTTTATTTTTTATTTATTAAGTTAATGAAGATGATCTCCATGTTCCACCAATATAGACATAAATGAAATAGCTTCCTCCATTTTTAACAGGAACTATTTCTCCTTCTTTACCTGTCCATCCGGGGGCGGCACTTTGAGTGGCTACTATGATAGAAGAATTATTTGTTACTTTAAATGCATCTTTGCGAGTTACAGTTGTTCCTGATCCAACAATAAAATAACTTGTTGTATCACCATGAGTATTATATTCACCTACTACTGTTTGGCCTGAGCCTGATGCTATAGTGTAAATTCCTCCGGCGTAGGAATAATCACCAAGTGCAATTGTATTAAAACCTTCAGCATGTGAATATTCTCCTGTAGCTATAGTTGAATTACCTTCAGCATGTGATCCTAATCCATCAGCGGTAGTACCTGCTCCTTCAGCATGAGAATAGATTCCATTAGCATAAGTATCAAAACCTTCTGCGTGTGAAAATTCACCTACAGCATTTGAAATTGAACCTTCAGCGTGAGAACCAGCACCTGTGGCTGCAGATCCACTTCCTTCAGCATGAGAAGCATTTCCATTTGCTTGTGTACTTTCACCTTCAGCATGAGAGTGACTACCTCCAGTGTAAGTAAGATATCCTTCAGTGTGGGAAGCATATCCATTAGCTTCAGTATCCCATCCTTCAGCATGAGAATAGGCTTGGTTTGCTAGAGTTAAATAACCTTCAGCATGAGAAACAGAGCCCTTAGCTTCAGTTTCTTGACCTTCAGCATGGGACTGAAAACCACTAGCTGTAGTGTAGAATCCTTCAGCGTGGGCTCCATTTTTAGTAGCTATAGTACCAATTCCTTCAGCGTGAGAATTAGAACCTAAAGCTATAGTGGTATTACCTTCAGCATGAGAATGGCTTCCTGAGGCTAAAGTGTAATATCCCTCAGCATGAGAATAATTGCCTCTAGATATAGAACCTTCACCTTCAGCGTGAGAATAAGAACCTGATGATACTGTACTTCCTCCTTCAGCGTGAGAAAAAGTACCTCTAGATATAGTTAAATATCCTTCAGCGTGAGAATAACCTCCTGAGGCAGATACATATGCTCCTTCAGCGTGAGAAGAATCTCCGGTCGCTACAGTCACAAATCCTTCAGCATGAGAGTTATTACCTAAAGCTACAGTGGTACTACCTTCAGCATGAGAATAATTACCTGAAGCTGTAGCGTTTTGACCTTGGGAAAGACTTAAAGTAGAAGCGTTAAAAGTAAATGAACTGTCACCTTTAAATACACTAGCACTATTAAACTGAATAGAATTAATAGGTGAAGAAGGAGAAAAAGTAATAGAAATTGAAGAAGTAGACATATAATAAAGTCTACCTGTTGAAGGGTCTATAGATATAACATTACCTTGGTTAGTATTAGCTAATCCTTTCATAACCATTTGAGAACTACTTAAAATAAGTCTATTGTTTGTAGTCCAATCTACTGCTGTATCACCACCGGTATATTTTAGTGCTCTATTTTTCCAATCAACAGCTGTTATGTCATTTCCATCAAGTAAATAACCATTACTAGTATCAATTGCTTTGGCTACTTGTATATCATTAGCTACAATATTAGTTGTAGTTAAAGTATTAGTACTAGCATTATATGTAAAAGCAGCTTCTGCTCCTAATATACCGTTGTTATTATATTGAATATAAGTGTTAGAACCAGCTGCAGCTACATTTCCTGGGGCAATTGAAGAAGCAGTAATGTTTGTTAATTTACTACCATCACCCACAAAAAATGATCCTGTAATGGAAGTATTAGGGGCTTGAATTGTTGATCCTGTCACAGATATAATTGCTCCAGCTCCTGATCCTGATAAAGTAGTTGCTAAGTATAATAAATTACTATCCATCTCAGCTGAGCTGAGTTTGGATCCTTTACCTGCTCTTGTTACTAATGCCATTGTATAGTTTTAATTATAAATATTTAAGGAGTTGGAGGAAAATCTGGGGGTGTTGAAAGAGGACTGTAGAATATTCCTTCTGATGCTTCATACCAGTCTCCATAGCCTACTATCTCAGTAGTATCTTCTATCATTAAATCATGATCTCCAGGGTATTGATAAGGAGTATTACCATCCCATATTATAATATCAATTACATAATTTGATTTTATTATTGCCCATCTAGCCATATTAATTTATTTTTTAATAATATTCAAAAATTAAAACAAAACCATTTCCACCAGGACCACCTCTTCCACTTACAGCGCCGACAATAGTAGCTCCTCCTCCACCACCACCAGCAGCCATACTTCCAGATCCTCCATTACCAGCTGAAACAGCTGGAGAAGGTCTTCCTCCTGCGCCACCATGTCCTCCAGTTCCAATAGAGGCACCAAAAATTAAATTGCTACCACTATAGGAAAGTAAATGGCTTATATCAATAACAGGAGCTCCATTCTGTCCAACCCCACCAGGTGCTATTCCTGGAGACCCAGATTGTATTAAAGAAGTATAATTATAGATTGCTGATCCTGATCCTCCACTTCCAGAAACATTAGCATTTGTTATTCCTCCTCCTCCACCTCCACCAGCTAATAATCTAGAACCATTAAAAGCACTACCTGCGCTAGCACCTGTAGTTGTTGATCCCGCAGCTCCATTAACTCCTGAATAATAAAAGGGAGGGTATGGGTTAGGGACTGTAGGGGATGTAGGAGCTACATTAGTACCTGCAAGGCCAGGGGTTGTGGATCCACCTGTACCAAATGGGCCACCTACACCTCTTAAAAGAACTGTTGAACCTGAGGCGAATGTACTGTCTGCTCCAACATTTCCATCTCCGCCTGTAAAAGTAATAGATCCAGACCTTCCTGCTCCTCCACTTCCTCCTGCTCCTACAGTTACAGTATAACTACCTGTTGTTAATGAAGATGAAGAAAAATAAGCTATGTTTATATTACCACCCGCTCCTCCTCCTCCTCCAACTCTGTTGGAGTTAGCTACACCTAATCGCCCACCACCACCACCACCTCCACCACCAGCGCATACTACTTTTATATATTGTATACCTGAGCCTGTAGGGTAAGTGTAAGTTCCTG